GAGGAAGTTATAGAAGTCATCTAGTTCGCCGCCCCAGATGCGCGAGCCTTTGCCTCTAGTGCCGCCATACCAGATTCGCCCATCATGGAAGCACACTGCACGCGGATAGCCTTCAGTGGGAGAGAAGGCAGGCTTGCGGTAATTCGTGGTTGAAACGCCAATCGCTGCCGCTGGTGGTAGCTGGTCGTTTACCGTGATGAGCTTGCCGCCGACTGAGGTTGCTGACGTGTAGCTTTCAATCAAGAACGGCATTTTGATCACCGAGGAAACAGCCTCGATCTTCATCACGCCGCCAGCGCCGCCGCTCGTTCGCGCTGCGCTAATGCGATACCATGCGCCAACGTCTGGCGCGGTGCCATCGTAGCTGATATTGCCGTCATTCGCTGCCGTTTGGTTCCAATCCTTGATCTTGCTCCACGTCACGCCATCAAGTGATTCTTCAATCGCAAGACTGCCGAGCATCGCCGACGCGCTGTTCCACGTCGTAGTGACGAGGAAACTGCCTTGGATGAAAAGCGGCTCAATTGGCCCGATTGCCGTTCCTGCAGACAGGATAATCGAGTCATACCGGCCAGTCGTCCCAATCTCCAAAAGCCAGTTCGTCCCCACGTCGGAGGATGTGAAAAGCGATTCAGTTGCCACCAGATTAAACGCCAGTCCAGAAAGGTCATTGCCCGCGCTGCTGATCTTCCAAAAGGAAGTCCACGCTTGCCCGTCTGAAGGACGATTGCCGCCACTTTTACCGAAGCGTCCATTGATAGGAGCAGAGGCAACGTGTGACTGGCGGCATTCATAAATAACGGAGTTCCATCGAACCTTATTCGTGGCGCTGTATGTCGTGCCCGCCGCCCACGCTGCCACCGTTACGGATGATGTGCCGAGATTCCAATATGATTCCCAAGCAGAGCCAGCCCCAGGCTCGTCCACCGCGTCAGCCGTCGCGCTCCCGTGTGCTGTGTGACAAGTGAAGATTTGCCCCTCGTAAGGAGCGGTCAGCCCTAAGACACGATCACCAACAGCGTAACCCGTGGCTATCTGAGTCCAGACCGTTGCAGAGTTTGCGCCCACTCCCGGCTGCGTCAGCGCTGCGGATGTGTGGTCAGCGATACAGGTATAGATTCGCCCCACCGTTGCGCCCGTGCCTTGGATGATGTCGCCCGCTTTGTAGGCCGTGGCAGTCGCCCACGAGTCAGCCCACTTGTTGATGCCGGCATATTGAACCTGAACAGCGATGCGCGTCTCGTTCAGGTCGAGGTAAGGAGCGAACTCGAAAGGAACCTTTTCGAGTTGCCAGTGAGTATCCGAAACGCGGGTAAGTCTGCGCGGAAAGTGGTCTGGATGCGTGAGAAACATCACGTCATTTAGCTGCCGATATTGGAGGTCGAAAACCTCGGCGGCAGAATATGGCGAATCAATCACGACATCCGTCGTTGTGCTAGCGGTTGGCCCACCAATCTGAGTGAACTTCCCGGTCACGCTCGGATCTGCCCACGGAGCGCCAGCCGGATTGAAGGTGTATGACGTGTGACAAACCCAGTATTCAAAGTTTGGCGACGACCCATACTGAACGATTTCCCCAAGCTCGTAATCGCCAGACCCAATAAAGACGGGCGCTTCAAAAGCCTGCCCAATGACACGCATGTAATCGTCGCCCCATTCAAGAGCGAAGTTCACCTCCGTTGAACGCCGGAACGGAATCAGCCTGGCCTTTTCGGTGTCATCTCTTTGGCGCTCAACGTGAAGAAAGCCGGGTCGCTTGAAAACTCCACCGAACGGAGTCGGGAGCATGTTTTTCAACTGAACGCAGCCCGTGCGAATCTTTTCAAGATCAAAGCGGCCCGCGAGCTTCTGACTCATCAGGCCTCCGTTGAAATTAGCGTGAAGGGTGTTCATAGAAAATTGCGACGAGCGCGGACAACACGGGAGTCATAGTCAGGATCAATGACACGGCCCTTGCCCTGCCTCGCGTCCTGGCCTTTGGCTTTTGGCCCAATTTGCTGCTCGAATCTACCGCGAAGCTCCGCAGCTTTGCCGCTAGGGCCGGTCAAGTCTTGAGCGATGTAGGAGGCAAGCAGGAGCGCGAATGCGTTGATGAAGTGCTGACTCCATTCTGTCTGCGTCTCGTTTTTGTAAACGTAGCGGAGGGTCACGATGTCCTCATTCGTGAGCAGCTTGCCAAGCTCCACCGCGTAAGGGACCGAGTCGTTTTCGTTCGCCTCGAAGCCGTTCACGTTGACCACGCGCAGGCAGTCGGCAGGAAGTGTGTGCTGGTAGTCCCAGCCGAATAGCGGAGCTTTCACCCACTTACCTGTGCCGCTGGTATGCGAGCCGCTGAAAACTGAGTCGTCTAGGTCGAAGGTGTTTGAGTTGATCACCGTCACATACCAAGTCCCGTTCGCGTCCACGCCTTCCACTTCCTTGATGTGGACACGATCACCCGTCGTCAGTCCGTGGCTTGTAGCGGTCACGCGAATTTCATCACTCGCCCCAGCATCGGCCAGAGCCACGCCAGATAGCGCCGTCCATGCAATCTCATTGCGCCACCGCTTCGTTGCGAAGTTCCACGGATGCGAAGCTAATGCCTCATCCCTCGCAGGGTCAAACCACTTCCGGCATGTCACAGCCTGCGGAGTGTTGTCAGTTAATAGCGCCGTCAGCGACTTGCCGCCGATTAGCGAGATGGCAAGGTTTGCAATTTGAGTTTCAGTCATGGCTTTTCAAAAGGAAAGCCCGACGCAGATCACTCCACGTCGGGCCGGTAACACCAACAACACGACCAAGCGTTGTTCCCGGTTTAGCCGAGAGTGTAGGCCAGATTCCAGTTCTGCGTGTGCGAACTAGCGCCTGTAACAGTGGTCCAAGTGACGACGATCCAGACATCCGTGGTGAAAGTCACGGGAGTGAGGAAATCGACGCCGATGGTGCCAGCCTCAGAGAGGAACTTGCGACCAGCGGCAGAGCCAAGAGCCAAAGCGGTGCCGAAGGCGTCCACATCAACGACAACAGGAGTGTCGGCGGTAGTGAAGTAGCCGATGGAGCCCGTGCAGGCCGTGGATGCTGGCGCGCCGTAATCCACAGAGCAAAGCTGAGGAATGAGGCGGGCGCCTTTGGGGAGGCGAGCGAGATAAAGCGGATCAGCCGTAGCAGCGGTGTAACCGGTTTTCGTCACTTGCAAGAAGTGAAGATTACCGCCCGCTTGCTTGAGGTTAGGAGCCGCCGAGGAATCGCCAGTAGCGCCCCCAGCAGAGTTCTGAGACGTTGCGAAGGTAGTGAAGACGTTAGCCATAATAGTGAGGAATTGAGAGTTGAGGTTTAGAAAGGGGCGGCTTTTAGGCCGCCCCGTTCAGTTCAGGTTATGGGCTTTCGTCAGCGTAGATGCGGACGACACGGGTGTTCTCAGTGCGGACAGCACCAGCGCGATAGACGCCGCGAAGCTGCTTGGCATGACGACGATCAGGCAGAAGGTCGATGTGAACGGTGCGACCGATCTCAGCGAACTTGACGCCAGACTTGTGCCAGGCAAAGCAGGTGCGGACATCCGTGCTGGTGTTCAGGCTCAGACGCTCAGTGCGGATGAACTTGAAACCAGCGAACATATCCACAGAGCCAGAGGCGAGAGCCTTCACGTTCACGAAATCGCCAGAGGTGATTTGAGTCGTGAGGAGCATGTCCTGAAGCTGCTGTGCCGAGGTGGCGAAGTAGCGTTCGCCGTCGTCCACTTCGGCCTCGTCCAGAATCTTCTTGGCCTGGAGAATCTTCGCCACGGTCAGGCCGCTGTTAGCGGTAGAACCGGAAGCGACGTAATCCACGGCGATGGAGAAGTTCGAGTCGAATGCGTCAGTGGTCGTTCCGTCCTCGCCGATGTAGCGAGTGGCGTCGAAACTGGAGATGATGACCGAATCCTTCGTGCGATTGCTCGCAGCCTGGAGGCTCATCACTTCGTCCGAGTCGGGCAGAGCGATTTGACCAAGGTTGATTTCATCGTCCTCATCCCAGACTTTCACGAACTCGAAGCGGCGGCGGTAGATCCAGTATTTTGTGCCGGTGGAGTCACCGTCTGGAGTGTCGCCCTTGCGAGTGGTGATCTCGGTCATGGTGCCGAGGTCAAGCATGTTGTATTGCTTCCGCTTGCCGGTGAAGGAATCGGATGTGACGGCTCCGCCAAGGCGGGAGTCCGTTTGCTGGGCTTTCATTTCCCAGTTCGTTGCGACTTCTTTTTCGAAGAATGTAGTGAGTTCAGCCATAAAATGCGAGAATTGCGACTTGTCCGAGTCGGGACGTGTCAGGATTAGAATCCCTTGTTTCTCGCGGGTGTCTGCGTAGCAGGCCGCTTGTAACGGGTGCAGGCAGGTGTCGCACGTTGTGCGGCTGCTTTGACTCGTCGTGAGTCTGCTAGATTACTTCGGAGATGTCAAATAAAAAAGCGGCCCCCATTTCTGAGAGCCG